AAAAAACCGGCTTGTCGGGTGTGCAGTATGTAGAGCCAGGTTATGTGCTTTACAGCGAAGACAATCAGGTTTTATATGTTGAAAATTCACGCACTGCATCGGACGTGCAACCAACAACATGGAAGGTTGTCAGCATCGAAGAAGAGGACGATGTGAACTACAGCGTAACTGCGTTGTCACACAACCCGTCCAAGTACGCAAACGTTGAAACCAACGAACCCCTCGCAACCTTTGACGTTACAAACATCAACGAGCCTCCTGGCCAAGTTCAGAACTTGCGGGTTCTTAAGGTCGCACTGGTCAGCGGCGAAACAGTGCAAGAAGTGATCACTAGCGTCAATGGCAGGATGTCGATCAAAATTGCCGTTGCTTGGCAGGCCGCAGAAGATGCCCTGCTTTACGAGGTTTCATATCGGCACGATGACGATAACGTTACTGTTCAGAGGGTACAAGGCACGACTCTTGACATTCCTAACGTAAAGCGGGGCAACTACATAATTTCCGTAACTCCTTTACGAGGAATCCTGCGCGGCCCTGCTTCTGAAATTGTTTATGAAGTGGTTGGATCGTCTAGAAAAAATCCAGACAATGTCACAGGATTAAAGTTTACTCGTACCACCGACCTTACGGGTATTCTGTCCTGGGACAAGGTAGAAGATCCATCAATTATTGGTGGCGGCAAAATTTTAGTCAACTACGACTCGCGTACAACAGGCGCTACATGGGAAAGCAGTAATCCTATTTTTGAGCCAGTCTCGGGCGACCAAAACAGCGTCACGATTCCTCTGTCGCCTGGCACGTATTTTGTAAAAGCAGAAGCAGAAAACTTGGACGACTTGCCAGCACTGAGGTCTGTGACTGCTGCAGAAGTTGTAGTTAGTGAATCCGCAGTTCAAACAACCGGAGCTTTTGGCGCTACTGTTGAAGAGTCGAATTACTTAGCCAACAATGATTCAACCTTTTCAGAAGGGTACTTGGAGAATTTGTTCCTGAGCAGTTATACAATTGACCCGCCAGCCCCCCAAAAAAGGTATCAAGATTCAGAGTCAGACGCTTTGCGGTATGCAGTCGCTGAGTATGCGAACGAGGAAGAAGCTCACTTAATGGTTGCAACTGAATTGTATGTTGCGATGGATTATGCGGCTGGAAACTACTACAACTACGATGGCACAGGTGAATACGTTTTAAAAGGCATTGGCTTTACTTATGCCGACGATCACTTAGATGATGCTGGAATCGTACTCAGCACAGACAAGGTGTTTGACTTGTTTTTGCGCCATCAACTAAGAACAACGCCTGACAAGCGTTCTGGTTCGTTTGACACTGCTTCCGGCTTATTTAACCAAAGACAAGGCTTGTTTGACGGTGGTTCGTCTCTTGACGTTTCTTCCTGTCGAAACTACATCAGGACAACTTCTGAAGACGCATCCTCTTCTGGGGGTGGTGCAAGCTTTAGCGAGTGGAAAGAATTTACGCGCACGGTTGCCGTAGGAACAGCGTTTCAAACAAAAATTGTCCTTAGCGCAGGAGACGCCGACAGCACACTTAGCGTTGAGCAGCTCAAGCTCGAAGCCTTGCTGCCTGAAGAGATTCAAAGAGGCACTGGAACGTCAGGCACTGCTGTGACATTTGACAAACCGTTTGGTACAGGCACTCCAACGGTTGTCGTGCAGGCGGACGATTTAGGTACAGACGGAAAGGTTGTCCTTAGCAACGTCACAAAAACTGGTTTCACCGCCACCTTGACAGGTGCATCTGATACGGGCTTTAGTTACACTGCAACTGGATTCGGAAAAGGCAGGACACCTTAATGAGCCAGCCAAGTGACAAGGCCATAGGCAACGTCAATTTTCCGCAGTTTCGGGCGGATCTAAATGACGGCTTAGATGCCCTGTTTACCAATAACAGCGGCTCAAGCGAGCCTGCTGCCTTGGCTGATTCAGACTTTGCCCACTACCTTGACACGACCGACAACACGTTCAAGATCAAGGACAGCACCAGCGGTGGCACTGGAACGTATTTAGACCTCTACAAGCTGCAAGGTGGTGAGGTTCGCCTGCAGGGCAACATTACAGACACGCTGCCTGCTATTGGCAGCTTTGACACTGCCTATGCCCAAGCGCGAAAATCGCTGCAGGTTGATTCAGCTGGAACGCTTAGCTATGGGTTTGCTGCGCCTTACCGGCACCATGCTCAGGTAATTTACGTAGAAGAGAGCGAATCCAACGGGCACAACTACCAAGGAGCAACCGTAGCAAACGACTACGTTAAAAGGCATTTCAACTATTTAGAGTTTGACACAGGCAATCAAGTTTCTCTGAATGGTTCAAACGTTTTCGGTGTTGATGCCCAAAACTTAAATCGACGTAAGACGACTTCTATTGTGACCAGGTCTGACGCCAGCCAGACAGTAAAATTAAAGGCAGGAACTCATTACATTGAAGCTGAATGCTTCGGACATATCACCAACAGGCAAGTTCTAAGATTTTACAACGCAACACAGGGGGTTGAGGCCTACATAGGCTTTCCCAGCATTATTCAATATCAGAAGTTCACCGATAATGCTGTGCCAAAAGTTACTGGTCGATTTACCTTTGACGCAGAAACCGACCTTCAGGTTCACCAAATAGTCGAAGAAAGCGTAGCAGAGTATGGCCAAGGCTTTGGGTATAACGGCATCCCCAATCTTTACACTAACAATGTTGACGTAGTGCTTGCCAGAATGGAAATCTGGACGGTGTAACCATGTCAGTTCAACCCGGAACTCACAACTTCACAGTTCAGCGGCGGGCTGACTACTCGCTGCTGCTGCAGTTTAAGGACAGCAGTGATGCGGCAATTGACTTAACGGGCGCAACTGTCGCAGCGCAGGCGTGGGACGAGAAGCGAGTCAAGAAGTACGCTGATTTTGCGATCACCTACACAGATCGAAGCGCAGGCAAGGTCACGATTGCACTGACCGACGAGCAAACCGAAAAGCTCCCGGCGAAAGTGTATTACGACGTACTTGTAGTTGGCTCAGGTGGGCTTAAGGACTATTACCTTGAAGGTGTTATCACAGTTTCTCAGGGGTATACAACAGCATGACGACAGTCAACGTCACCAAAACTGAGAACACCGTCACCGTCACGACGGAAGGCAAGACAACTGTTGTCAAAGCACCTGTAACGACAACGGTCACAGCGACAACGGCTGGACCGCAGGGTCCAAAAGGCGATGCTGGCTCTGGATTTTCATTAACCGATACCGCTAAAGTGGACAAAAGCGTCATCTACTACTCGGCCTCTGATGGCACGTATAAGGCTGACGCAACCTGGACCATCTCCACAATCGTAAAAGGAGGCGACTTCTAAATGGCCAACACAATTCGCATCAAGAAGCGTGCTGGCACAGGCAACGCAGGAGCGCCCACTACACTCGCCCCGAGCGAGTTGGCATTTAATGAAAACTCTTCGGATCGCAAGCTCTATTACGGCTTGGGTGATGATGGTGATGGCACGTCGTCAAGTGTTATCGCAATTGGTGGCGATGGAGCTTTCACGACGCTTGATACGGCTCAAACTATCAGCGGAAACAAAACATTTAGCGGTACTGTTGACCTAAGCGGTGCAACGCTTTCGGGTAATACAACCTTCAGCAACAATCTGACAGTTACAGGTAACTTAACAGTTAATGGTACGACCACCAGCGTAAACTCGACCACGCTTCAGGTCGATGACAAAAACATTGAGTTGGGCACTGTCGCTACTCCGACAGACACAACTGCTGATGGCGGTGGCATCACACTTAAAGGCGCCACTGACCACACGATCGTTTGGACCAACAGCACTGACAGCTGGGACTTTTCGGAGCATGTCAACCTTGCTTCCGGCAAAGAGTTCAAGATCAATGGCACCAGCGTTCTTAGCAATAACACTCTTGGTTCTGGTGTTACTGCTTCCAGCCTTACTTCTGTAGGCACCATCGCTACTGGTGTTTGGAACGGCACGGCGATTGGTGTTGCTTACGGCGGAACTGGCCTGACTGCTACTCCAAGCAACGGCCAGCTTGCCATCGGCAATGGCAGTGGTTACACGCTTGCGACGCTGACGGCTGGCAGCAACATCACCATCACCAATTCTGCTGGCGGCATTTCTATTGCTGCTGCAGCAGGTGCCCCAACTGCTGGTGACGGCATCGACGTTTCTGGCTCTGAAGTCAGCGTCGATCTCAAAGCAAACGGCGGCCTCGTCATTGAATCGACGGAATTAGCTGTCGATCTCGCAGCGTCTGCAATTACTGGAACGCTTGCAGTTGGTGACGGTGGTACTGGCGCAACATCTGCATCAGCTGCACGAACGGCTTTAGGCGTTGCGATTGGCAGCGATGTCCAGGCTTTTGACGCCGACTTGGACAACCTTTCAGGTTGCCAGTCAGGTGCATCGGCGGCCCTTGCGTTGCTGACCTCTACGGAAGTTGCAATTCTCGATGGCGCCACGATTACCACTGCGGAAGCCAATATTCTTGATGGCGGTACATCAGCTACTGCAACGACTTTGGCGACGGCTGATCGCCTGGTCGTCAATGACAACGGAACAATGGTTCAGGTTGCCCTGTCAGATCTGGTCACATTCCTAGAGGACGGCGCAACCTCTGGGCTGGACATTGTTGGCGGAACGTTCTGATGGCGAACCTAATTCGTCACAAGCGCGGCACCAGTGATCCTGTTGCTGGTGATTTCAGCGAGACTGCTGAGCTGCTGGTACGTACAGATAACGGCGCTGTTTTCAGCAAAACAGATGGCAGTGCCGTAGCCAGGTTGGCTTGCACAAGCGTCGCTCAATCTTTTACGGCGCAGCAGACTTTCAAAGAGCTAAAAGAGACCGCTTACTCTTTGACTGGTACGAGTATCGATCCAGCCAACGGAAGCATTCAATATAAAACCGTTGCCGCAAACACGACTTTCACCGAAGCCTTGGAAGAAGGTCAGATGGTTGTGCTGCTGCTCAATGCCGGAGCGAGCTACACAATTACCTGGCCGACCACTACTTGGGTGACCAGCTCAGGCAACAGCGCACCAACATTGACCGCAAACGACACTATCGTGTTCTGGAAAGTTAGCACTACTTTGTATGGTGCTTATGTCGGGAGCTATGCCTAATGCTGGGTAAGGCGCTTATTGCTGCTGCAGCTGGAAGTGCTGCTGTTGACGATGGCTCTTGGCCTGATGTGAGTACAGCAAGCTTTGTTCGGTTTGACACTGTTGTCGCGTTTAACGATGTGCGCGGCATATCTTTTAAGACTGATGGCACAAAGATTTACACTTGCGAGCTTGGAGATTACATCCGAGAGACAACACTATCAACAGCGTGGGACATCAGCACTCACGGCAGCCTTGTTAACACGTTGCGAACAGATCAGACTCATAACGCAAATCCTGCAGGCATTTTTTTCAAGGACGATGGCACTGAGCTTTATGTTGTAGACATCTCGGCTGACGTTGTTGTCCAGTACAGCCTTTCTACGGCTTGGGATTTAAGCACGGCATCATACACAAGAAAAGTTTCGACGACTCTTGGCTCGGCAAATGAGTATACCCCTAGAGGTGTTTCTCTTAGTGGTGATGGCGAGAATATGTACGTTATTGGCACTGGCCAAGACACAATTACACGGTTTACACTGTCCACCGCCTGGGATATTTCAACAGCAAGCTACGACAGTCAGGGTTCTACTTTGCAAACTTCGCCTCTTCATGAAAGCGCCTTGCTGGGGATGTTTATGAAGCCAGACGGCACGCGCTTCTATGCTACTGGCAATATACAAAATAAAGTTTTTCAATGGAATCCAACGACGGCTTACAGCGTTTCAGATGTTGGCGTGACAGTTGACGATAGTTTTTCCACTTCTTCCCAGGAAGGCACCCCTTGGTGTGTGTATATTTCGCCCGATGGTGATTATATGTACATAGGCGGTGGCGACGGCAACGGTGTAGACCAGTATTCTCTGGGTTAAAAATCATGTTTGTCAAAGCTTCTGGCAGCGCCGTCGAGCGTTTCCCGTACACGATCAGCGATCTGCGTCGCGACAATCCGAATGTATCGTTTCCTGCAACCGTGCCAGACGCGGAGCTTGAAACCTACGGCGTTTATCGCGTCACTGCAGCAACCGCACCAACAAGCAATCCACGCACTGACACGCTTGAGCGCAGCTGCAGCCTTGTCGATGGAACGTGGACTGAGGTTTGGACCAAGGTGCAGCTTGACTCTGCCGTAGCAGCAGAGAACATCCGCGAGCAACGCAATGAGCTGCTGGCTGAAACTGATTGGACGCAGCTTTCTGATTCGGGTGTTGCGTCAACTTGGACAACGTATCGCCAATCATTGCGAGATCTTCCCAGCCAAGAAGGCTTTCCTTACACTGTGACCTGGCCAACCAAACCGTCCTGATGCAGCGACCTGATCCAATGATTCCGTCCAAGCCTGGTGCCCAAGATATTGAGGCGATGGGCAACATTCAATCGTGGATTGATGCTTTATACGCGCACGACGGTCGCAACGCTAAGGATCATCCGCAGCATGGTCTTTACACAGGTCTTGCGTTGAAATACAAAGGCCTTAACTTTGCTGATATTTCAGACAACGACTAATGCCTGCAAAATCGCGCACTGGCTTGGCTCGCGTTGATCTCAAGCCTGGAAAGCCTAAAAAAACCCGTCAAGGGAATGGTGCAAACAGCAGGCCACGCCATAATAAAAAAATGCCACGCGGTCAAGGTAGGTAATGGATGCCGAAACAAGAGCTAACTGGATGAAAATTAAGTCAGCTCTTGAAAAGGCAGGAAAAACTGATAGCTGGTATTACAAACGTGCGATCAGAATTCTGGCAGGCAAGTCAGACCCTTTGGCTTGACAGTCCAGCTACGATTTCAAGAGGTTTTCCTCTTTCCATGATCAAGCCTTCTCTTTTCGCTGTAGGCGCTATCGCGCTTTCCTCTGGCGGTGCAATTGCTGGCAATGTGTACCTGAACCCCGAAGCGAATGTCGGCATTGGCGCTGAGTCTGGCGTTGGTGACGGCATTGGCGAGCTGCATGTTGGTTACGCTTTTGACAATGGTGCCTACGTCCAAGCGGGTCCAGCTGTTGTTGTCCCAACAGGCGAGACTGAGATCGAGTTTTCTGGCAAAGCAGGAATTGGCAGCGGCCCTCTTTACGGTGAAGTGTCTTTCATCACTGGCGATGAGCTGACGTTTGGGTTGAAAGCTGGCGCGAAGTTCAATCTTTGATTACGCTTAGCGAACAAGACACACCAAGTCTCCCGGCAGTCCTCACGCTTGCCGGGAGTTTTTTTTGCCCATGCAGGATCAAGTCAATTCACCGTCTCACTACAAGCAAGGCCGTACTGAAGCAATTGAAGTCATTGAAGACGCCGTTGCTGGAGCGGATGATGCAGTCAGCGGTTATCTACTTGGCCAGACCTTGAAATATCTTTTGCGAATTTGGTACAAGGGCAGCTCGCTGCAAGATGCGCAAAAAAGTCGCTGGTACTTGAACCGATTAATCTCAAGAATGCAGAGCGAGGCGTAATGGGTGAACCTCCAATTATTCCTTATGTAAATCTACCCCCGGCAGCCCCACTGCCTCCCCGCATGACGCTGCCTTTGCCGTCAGCGCCTCTGCCGTCTTATCAACCTTTAGTTCTTCCGTCAGCTGCTCAAATTCGGGAAGCGCAAGCTGAGCAGAACGAAGCTGAGGAGAAAGAGGAACCAAAAAAGACATCGGCACCACCGCGCCAAGTGATATCCCCGCCAGTGCAAATACCACAAGCGCCAATTGATATCCCTTCACAGACTGCAGAGATAGCTGAGATCACAATACCTGGCACAGAGGTCACAGTCCCTGTGCCTTCGGCAGAGGTGATTACTACGGCTGCAGCGACTGCTGGAGTTGCTGCTCTGGCGTCTGTTGGGGCGACGATGGCGGCGGCTCCGATGTTTCAGCAGCTGGTGAAGGTGATGAAGCCGGCAATGAAGACTGCACTGAAGAAGATTGCAGTCGCACGGAATTTGCCTGCGGCTGAATCTGAAGCCAAGCTTCGGTGGCGACAACGTGTCCACATAAGACGTGCAGGGCGGAATCGGGTCTAATGGTGTAGCCAAGGTCTAAAAGCTGAGCACATTTAAGGGCTCGCACGATCTCGTAGTCGAGCCTTTCTTTCTCCAGCTTGCGGCGGATAGCTTCTTTGCACATCTCTGTAATGCTGCCATCCAGAGGCGCAGTGACGCCAAATTGAATGCCCCAGTTATTGCCACGGGTATAGCTGCTAGCGACCGAATCGTTGCCCATGTAAAAGGGCGTTACGTTAAAAGTCGGACCATTGCATGACAAGCCACCCCCAAACGATTGCCGGGATTGCGTGCCATTCTGATTGATTTGAACGCTTTGATTTGTGTTGTTGCTGGTCGCGGCGGCTTGAGGTTGAGCGACGCCGCTGACCTCTTGTGCCACTGCTGGAGCAGTAAGGCCAAAATGAAAACATAGGTTTACTGCGAAAAGACACTTAGCCCAATAATTGTGCTGTCTGTTTCGATGGTGCGTGTGGTGTCGATTTGTTCGACCAAACCAGCTGCGCGAGTTGTGATCTCTAGCTGCCAAGGTTGAGTTGCGTCAGTAACGGAAAAGGTAGTAGCAGCGCCAGCGATGTCAGCGCTTGGCGTTACGTTAGTACCACTCCAGGTATTAACCTCAGCACCAAAAACCTGTTGCTGAACAGTCTCTGTAATAGTTTGAGAGGTGGTCGTCGTTGATTGGTACGATCCAGTGGTAAAGGCCGGCGTGACGACCTGAGCACTAGCAGGAGCGCCAATGACTAACGCAACAGCGAGAGCGAATCGTTTCATTTGCTAGCCCCTTGAGTCTCCTTGATTTTAGGCTCTTCTTTTTTCTTGTTCCTGATGTTGACGCCAACCGCCGCCATCGTTCCAGTCAGCAAGCTGGCCGGGAAAGTTGGGTCTAAAGCCTGCTTGAAAAAGCCCATGTAGTTTGCAGTCAGTATCGCCATACTCCAAACTAAAACTGCGAGCTTAACAAAGTCACCCAAAAGCGAATGGTCCTGTTCACTTTCTGCCTGCTTGGAATCTTCTGCCATGATGAGTGAATGCTGGAGGCGGAGGCATGGTTGAGGTTTTGGCGGCCATAGCAGGCGCCAGTATTACCGTAGCGGGCATTGGTGTTACGGGGTTGAGCAGACAAAACCAGGAAGGCCGAGACTCGCTCGTTCGCTTGACGACCGCAGTTGACAATCTAACGACTCGCTTGGATGCACTCCACTCAGATATCAAGGGAAGCAATACAGAGATTTTTGCAAGATTAGGAGAGGTCGAACGATCAGTAGCGCGACTGGAAGGTCACAACGATAGGAACTAGACTTTTGACAGACGGCATCATTTCATGATTTTCCTTATTAAACCAATCCTGTTCAGATTTATGCAGTCCACTGCTGTCAAGACACTCGTGGTGGATCTAATGCGTGCTTACGCTAAAACGACTGAAAACACGGTAGACGACAGCGTCTGTGCCTTTGTGGAGTCGAATCTATTTCCTACAAGGCGCGTGGAGAAGTAATGCGTTGGAGCGTCGCCCTATTGAGTCTGCTTGGCTCGGTCGCTGGCGGCGTTTTACTTGGATTTTCTCTGTTAATCCCTGCATATATCAGCGGATACATGGACGGGCTGGGGCATGAATCCCAAACAGAGGCGACAAAATGATCCTTTACGCATTGATTCTTGTGACCATTTCGTTGCAACCGTTCTTTGAGTTTTTTCGGCCAGGCGACCCCTATCAATTGGCTGCCATCAAAGAGCTTGAGGATTCTTTGCCCGAAGAGCTTCTAGAGCCGGATGCAGAATGGTTTCAGACCTGGAAGCAGTCTGGGCTAACGCAAAGGCTTGTAGTCCCCTATCACCACCAGCTGGACCATTACAGTGGGCGTGGTTATCGAATGTGCTTTACTGCATCAGTAAGCATGGTTTCGGCGTATTACGGCGCGACAAATACGCAAGAAGAGTACAGCAAAATTCGCGAAAAACATGGTGACACTATTTATGCGGTATCACATGTTGATGCGCTAAGAGAACTGGGACTGAATGCCTTTTTTCGTGACGACGCCGACGACGCTTTGGTTGAGGCTGAAATCGCAAGTGGAAGACCTGTGGTGGCCGGTATCCTGCACCATGGAGACTTGATTCGAGATGGCTCACCCATTTGCGACGAACGTGGATGCGGCCACTGGCTAGTCATTGTTGGATTTGACAAAGACCATTGGATAGTTCATGACCCCATGGGGCAGCTTGACATAGAACATGGAGGGCATTTCAGTAAATACGGCGGCAAGAGCAATAAGTTGCCTCGTGTTACGTTCAGACAGCGATGGCAGGTCGAAGGGCCTAGGACGGGCTGGGTAATCTTGGTAAGCGACGAATGAACCTTTACTGGCTCTGGTCATATCTAGCTGCATTTTGGAGCACGGTCGTGGTCGGCTGCGCTCAGCCAGTTAATTGGCAGAACTGCTGGCCGCCGACCGAATGGTTACTTCCATACGTGCAAGACTACATAGACTCACGCAAGCCATACTCTAAAGAGCGTGAAATTTTGGACTCACTGAAGTAGCCTTGTCCGAGCTGATTTTTGCTTGTGACCGTACTTTGCGATTGGGAGATTCGCGCACTTTGCCAAAGCGGCATGGTAGAGGGCTATTCCGACGAATTAATTAATCCAGCGTCACTAGATGTGCGCCTGGGAAATCATTTGATGATTGAGGTGCCTGGCAGCGAGGATCTCGTAGAAATCGATATTTCTAAATGCACCAAGGACAAACCCTATTACTTTTTGCCTGGAGAATTCTGTCTTGCGGAGACGATGGAGATCTTCCATATCCCAGATTCACTGAGCGCCCAGTTTGTTCTCAAGTCCAGCCGCGCTCGCGAAGGATTGACCCATGCTCTTGCGGGTTGGGCTGATCCAGGATGGGGCACCGGAGAAGGCTGCCCAGGAAGTCGACTAACCCTGGAGCTGATTAATGCTCGCAAGCATTGGCACCAAAACCTCTGGCCAGGGATGAAAATAGGCCAGATGGTCTTCCTAAAAATGTCGTCAGTGCCTTTAGTAAGCTATTCAAAGTGCGGTCGATATAACGGCGACCTCAAGGTAAAAAATAGTCGCGGTTAATAGACAGAAGTGCGGCTAGCCTGAATGTGTTGAGTCGCGAACAATTGCGTGACTGATGGGTTTAGGCAATGCAGGAGAAGCTCGCAGTGCAGAGAGAACCTCCCCGTAGATCGACTTAAATACGAAAACGGGAAGTGGGTATGCGAAATAGGCAAGTGCCCCCGCTATGCGGCCTTGGCTGAGGAAAAAAGCTACTTAGCCGAAAAGCGCTTTCTAACCACTGCGACAATTATGTTTCTAGGTTCGGGCAACCATAAGCAAACCCCCGAGGAGATTGCCGACAATCTTGCCGCCCGACTGGAGGAACTGACAGAAGAAATAATAAATCTATCTGTAGAGGTCTACCCATTAAATGGCGTGTTCATTGGTCATGCAATTGAAGGTGCCGAGCTGGTACCAAAGCGCACAGGTAAGTATAACTTTCGTCGAGCTATTTTTGATTACTGGGAGGAGAAGTGCGCTTATTGCGGGGAGCACGCAGACACGCTTGACCATGTAGTGCCAAGGCACAAAGGGGGACTTACGACAAAGGGAAACCTTGTTAGCTGCTGCAGGCGGTGCAACGGCTCCAAAGGGGCAGAAGATGTCTGGAACTGGTACACAAAGCAGCCCTTCTTCTCAGAGGAGCGGGCTGAAGTGATTCTTGAGTGGCTCGCTGATAATCAATAATATTGCGCATAAATTTGTGCTTGCCACAGGTCTGACGAATACCGGCATATAGCGCCACCTTTAGAGCATGTTCGGTAGTAGGGCTCGTTGCTGTTATCGTCGAACAATGTTTCGATATAAATTCCGTTGCCGCAATCAATAGCGTCTTTGGGGATTTCAGTTTCCCCAGAAGCATGAACACCTGCTTGCAAATCGTCCGCCACTTCTCTTCCCCTCTGGAAACCCAAGGCTACATTCTGATTTTACTGGCGCCCAGTGGATGCACTGCCAGCAGTAAGGTTTAGGATTCGTGACTGCTCTTGCATCTGCGTATAACTGCTCAGCCTCCAATATCGCCTGAGGCTGCTCCGTTGCAGAAAGCTTAATCTCTATTTCCTTCGCCTTCGTCTTTATCTTTGCGTGCCAGCCATCTGCGCTAGAGAAAACAATAAGCTTGTTGGCGTGAAACCGATGGCTAGCCATCAGGAAAAGAGTGCTTCTTGAATGCTACCAGTGATTAACAAAGCCGCTTTTCTTTGATATTGACTCCTTTATGCGGTGCGCTGAGTCTAGTGCGGCAGATTGCGTTACTTCTGGCTCGCCGTAATAGACGATCTTTCCGTCAAAATACCAAGGCTTGAAATAGGCCCTGTGGTTTCCGTAATCGACCAGATGCGCTCCAGTATGCCCTGCGTGCATTGCCATACAGCAGTTTCATGAATCATAACTGATACATTGCGCAATCTTCTGCAACGTGCACTCCCTCCTTAACAGGGTCAGGAAATCCAAATCCGCACTCTTTTTTTGTCCAGTGCGCACATTTCAAGCAGCTGACTTCAAGAGTTGCCGGATCGACCTTGACTCTTTTGCTTTTAGGTGGTCGTCGAGGGATTTCGGGCCTTATGTGCTTAAAGGACGCTCCGTTACGGATGTTGCTAACCGCTTGCCGAGAGACCCCGTGAATCTTCCCAGCAAGAGTATCGCTGATCTTACTGATCAAGATTTCCACGATTTGATCGTCAGTGAGCTTCCTAAGTCCTCTAGGCATGGCCAGCAAATAGCTCCTTGGCTAAGTTGTCGAGTTCGCTTAAGAAGCAGATCCTCATTTGCTCGTGCTCTGAAGCCACTTGATGGCCATCCCAAAGCACTTCCAGGAACTTTCTCGACTGTCGCTTGTTTTTCTTGATCAAGAGACCGGTGACAGTCCCAATACGCTGTTTAGTGTTTGCAGCAAACTTCTTTGCGGCTTCTGGGTTGGTCGATATGTTGATGCGGACCATAGGTTTTTCGGCAACCCTGTCGCCAACCTTGAACCTAAAGTCTGTCACTTGTCTGCTCATTGCTTAGGCCTCCAATCAAGATGAGTTTTTGCTCGCCAGTCAAGACCTGGAATTGGACCTTCCCACAGCTGGCCTGACCACATACAACCGTCTTGATCCTTGCAAAGGATCTTTAGCCGACGCCCCCCAGTAGTCACGAGTT